AGATTGTTTATCGTGTGATTTAACAGATTTTTTTAATTGTTTTACAATCTTTTTTACTTTAGATTTTTCATTTTTATTTAATTCAGCTTCTTTCATTTTAGCTTTCTTACCATACATAGCCATACCTAAAGCTGATTTTTTCATTGCAGCATCATCTGCTTCTTTAATAGCTTTTTTAATTAAATCTTTTAGTATATTTGACATAATGTTATTGTATATTTAAATAAAATAAGAAAGCACCTGTTTGAACTTTTGCCCTACCTATGGGACCATCAATATATGATCCTGCAGGAACTGTTATAGCATTAATTACAGTGGTGGGTGTAAACGATGATTCTGGGAAAGTCATATTACCAAATTCTAGGGTAATAGAGCTTTCTGCATCATCTGCACCTAATGATAATATTTTAGCAATACTACCTGTTACTTCTTGTGTTCCTGAGGAAGAAACTATTCTAAATTCTGCCATTTGTTTTATTTTTTATTTGCAAATTTTTCTAATCCGGCGATACCAAAACAGCCTAGTACTACTAAAGTAAATGAATCATATATAAACTCATTTATAACTAAGTCTTTACCTATATATCCGGTTATTAAATCAAACAGAGCAAAAACAACCATAACTAAGAATGCTATGAAACCTACCACGTTTTTTTCATTCCAATCATTATTGTCTTTAAATATACCCCACATTGATTTTATTTTATTATACATATATAAAGATTTTACGAGGTGAATACTTTTTTCTTACCTCCGTCATAAATATAAGCATGTCCTTCAGCTATTAGTGTTTCATTAACACTCATTTGCTTACCTTCCTTATCCATGATAAAAATTTCGCCTAAAACTCTACCATATTTACCTAAACCATGTGATTTAAGTCTAAAGTAACCTTTTTTGCTTGACACTTCTTCTAATAATTGTTTTGTTCTAGCTTTAGCGGCTAAACCTTTTTTCTTTTCTTCAGGGTCTCTTGTTCTTGATTCCCAAGTGTCTAGACCCATAAATCGAATTCGTTTTTTAAACCAAATGTCGAATCCAACATCTATTAAGGCGTCTACTGTGTCACCGTCTACTACTCTATCTAATTTTGCTCTGTAAATGTATTTTTCCATTATATTCCTAATTTTTGTTTATATTCTTTTATCCATGTTGATAAATCTCCCTTAGGATCCCAATCTAAAATTAAAAGTGCTTTAGAATTATCTGCTAGTGTTTTAAAAGGTTCAATAACTTTATTTCCATATTGTTTTTCCCCACCAAACATATCTGCTAATTCATTTACAGAATAATTTTTACCATTACCTATATTAAATGCTTCGCCATTTAAATCCTCAGGATTTGTAGCTGCTAATATATTAGCATTAACTACGTCTCCTACATATGTAAAGTCTCTACGTTGCTCACCATCATTATTAATTGTTAATGGTTTTCCTTTTAACATTTGATCAGCAAATACAGCTATTACTAATTTGTATGCCCCTTCTAAGTTCATTCTTTCACCATATACATTAAAATATCTTAATGATACAGTATCTAATCCATACACTTGACTAAACATTTTACAGTATTGTTCACCAACATATTTTTGTAAACCATAGGGTGAAAGTGGATTTGTTGTTTCTTCTTCAGGTGTAGGAAACTTTCGATTATTTCCATAACAAGAACTACTAGCACTATATACAAACCTTTTTACTCCTAATTTATTAGCTAATGTTAACATTCTTAATGTTCCACCAATATTTACTTCATCATAAGGGATAGGATCATCAATTGATGGCTGAACTCTAGCTAGGGCAGCACAATGAAATATTACATCTGTGTTTTTAAATTCATACCATGCTGCATTAGGGTCTATTTGTGTTATATCTTTATTATGAAATATAGCTTTTGGATTTATATTTTTTTCAAAACCTGTTGATAAATTATCTATGATATGAACTTCTACACCCATATCAATTAGTTTATCTACTAAATTAGAGCCTATAAAACCTGCTCCACCTGTTACTATTGCTTTTTTAATCATCATTTTATTATTTCTTTTTCTAAATTAAAGATTTCTATTTTTAGATTACCTAATTCAAATTTACAAGGTAAATCTTCTTTAGTTAATTCATCATCACCAGCTAATATTTCAGATAAATTAGATATGTTTTCAAAATCTTGCTGTGTAAATTTACCCATATCAATTTCTATTAAAATATGGTTATTTTTTTCATTATCTAATGGTAATACTCTTTCTTTTAAATCTAAAATAGTATTAGACTGTTCCATTTTTATATAACTGTTTATTAAATGTGGTTCAACATAAATATTATTACTCCATGGTTCTAAACCCATTAAAACTGTTAAGTTGGTTTTTCCTTTTACAATAATCCCTATATCATACTTAGGTGGTATAATAGGTTTCATAAATTCATCATGTTTAATAAAATGACCCCATTTACGAACAAAGTTTCTACCATTTTTAGTAGTAGTATATTGCCATTCTTCACTATCTTGACCTGCAGCTCCCCCAGCATGTTTATTAAATCTACTACCTCTACTTGTAAAATGGTAAACTAAACCTTCCCATGTTTGTAATACTTTATAACCATTTAAAATAAAGCGATTAAATAAATCACTATCTTCTTTACTTTGGGGTGCAAATAATTCATCATGTCCACCTACAGCTAAAAAATCTTCTTTATACATACACCAAGGTGCAAATATACCTTCAGTAACTAATGTATCATGTTTAGGTTGATATCCTCCTTCTGAATCTATAGGTTTTGTAACCCAATCACAAAATTTATCATAATCAAAATCTTCAACCTCAATCCCAAAATCATATAATACTTTTTCAGGTCCATCTGGATGTAAAGGTGGTTCAACTCGAGTTGCACTTACAACAGTACCTTTTTTAAGATGTTTTAGTATATGTTTATCTAGATCTGGTGCTGCTACCATATCTGAATGAAATGCAAATATGATTTCTGTTCTTGCCATTTCAATACCCTTATCAAACATACCAACTATACCAATACGCTCAGGACCCGGATTATGGTGTGTTATTAAATTTTCATCACCCAAACTATCAATCCATTCTTGGGTTCCGTCTGTACTAGCATCATTTAATACTAATATTTCATGTTTTATTTCTAGATTACGTATTGATTTGTAAGCTAATTGTAAAAATTCTAAATTATTTCTACTTGGTATTACGAATGTTATTTTTTCCATATTATATGTGTTTATCTATTTCTTCTTGAGTTAGTTTTCTTATTGCATTACCATCTTCATCTTCCCAATGCCAATGTACATCATCTTTTTTAGCTTTATTTAATAAAGCTTTTTCATCATAGTGAAAAATACCTGATTTTTTAAAAAAGAAATTATAATATACTGGATCATTACCATGTTCTTTTTTTAAATCTTCTATTGAATCTACATAATATATATCTTTATTTATGTCTATGCCATTCATTTCTAAGGCATGATACATACAAGGTTCCCATTCCATAGATGGATGACCATTTTCTAAAGATAATTGTTTATATTGATTTAACTTTGTAACATCAAATATATTATTAAATAATTCTATTTCCATCATACAAAAGTCAAAATGAAAAGGAATAGTTTTATCATTAACTACTAAATTTTCATCAAATAACCACTGTCGTGGTAACCCTGCTATTTTTATATTGTGTTTTTTTACATATTCATATGTATCTGATATTATTTTTGAACCATCTCTAAACCAATTATCAGCATGGAAATGTAAAACGTAATCACAATTTTTAAAACATTCTATTGTGCTTGCTACCATATAAAAAGTTCCATCATGTTTACCTGGATTTTCATCTAAATAATATAATGGAAAATTAATATTACTACCAATTTCATTTACAAAATTTTGATTTTCCCAAGTAGATATAAAAACTGGATTATAGTTATCTTTATCTAGATCAGATAATAAAATATTATGGTAATTAAAATAATAAGGGTTATAAGCTGTAACTACTATTCCTAACATGATAATCTGGTTTTCATCTTTTCTAAAAATATTTTTTCACTAAACAAAGTATTATAATTAGTTTTTGCTTTTTTAGCACACATATTATAAAAATCTTTATCTTCTTTTAATTTTATAGCTAACTGTCTAGCTTTTTCTAAATCATCAAAATCAATAGATAAATCTGGATGGATTTTTCTTTGAGTATCTGCTTTATCATAACCTATACAAGGTATTCCTAAATAACCACAATTCATAGCAAACGTCCCCGCTGCAATTGTAGGCATTAAATGAATAGCATATTTAAAGCTAGCTAATGTTTTAACCCAATCTGCCCAATTCATATAAGGTAAGTGAGTTAAATTATCTGCTTGCTCTTCGTTTGCTATTTTTCTACCCATACTAGGGGCGTAAATGGGACATTCAAATTGATTTGCTATAATATATGAATCAAAACCTCCATACCATCTACAAAAATTACCTCCTATCATTACTTTTTCTTCTTTAGGAGTATTTAAAGCATCTTTAATAACATCTTCAACCATTACACTTGGTATATCCCAAACAGGTTTACTATTACCTATTAAACCTTTAAAATAAGGAATATCAGTTTCATTTTCACAAAGTATCCCATCAACACTAGCTAAAACATTATAATGCCAAAATTGTTGGTGTAAAGGTAAATCTTGAAATATCCATGAAGGACCTTCTTGCATAAACCAAACTTTATCTGCTATTTTTCTTGACTCTGCAACTATGTCTAAATTATATAATTCGTTTCTGTCTTGTTCAGTTTTAGGAATTAATAAAATAGCTACATCAAATCTATCCTTAAATGCATTTATATTTGAGTAATGAATATTAGGTGCGTCTAATAAACACTGTTGAGCTAAATCTACTCTCATGTTAGGGTGGTTTCGAGGTATAGTACAATTAGGTTTTTGTGATATAAATGTTATTTTCATAATAATTCTTTTAATAGTTTAAAATTTAATGTATAATTATCTTTTAAATATATTAATATTTCTCTAAAATTTTCGTAATTTTCTTTATTCCAGTTATTATCATTAGCTAAACCTGCTATATGAGATTGAAACATAATTGTGTCATTATTCCAAAGAGTTAAATTGAAATCATCAAGATGAATACCATCTGCTCCTTTAAATGTTTTTATATTTTTTATTGATATATTATCATTATGTGATTCATGTATAGCTACGTAATTAAATTTTTCACTTACAGCATCAAATGAACCTTGAGTAGCTAGCCAACCAGGCATTCTCCATCCTAAAGGTTTTACTCCTACTTTTTCCCATTCATTTAAACATTCTATTAATCTATTAGTTGCTGAATTATAATCATGTTCTGTCATTTCACATTCTCCAGGACCACCTATCCTACAATCGTGGTAATGACCATGAGCTGCTAATTCAATCCAGTTTAGATTATTCCAGTAATCCACCCATTCTTGATGTTTAGATAAAGGATATTTACCATGGTAATTAGAAGGGATAAATTGTACAAATTTACAATTAAATTCTTTATTTAATTTATGTAAATAAGATGTACATTCATCATCAGGTAAACCCCATCCTTTTTCTGGATGAGTATCATCTATGCATATAACTACATTTAACTCCATTAGGTTAATTTATTACCTCTAACATCTAATACACAAGGTTTTGGGTGATTAGTAACTTGGAGTTTATACCCCAATTTACAGTATATATTAGTAAACATTACTTCACCATTTAGCTCATTATTTCTATACCATTGTTTAGCATAATCACTATCAAATGCATCTAATCTAGCTTCAAATATACATTTTTGCATTTCATCTGTCATAGGCATTTGTGGGTGGGGTAAGTGTTTCATTGTATCTACTACTTGTTGTAAGTATTTTTTATGAGTACATCCTAAACCACCATGAGCATGAGGATCATGTCCCCCAGATGTACTTTTAATATAATAACCATCTAATTCATGATCGTATCTACAACCCCCAATAAATGCTACATCATCATTTTCATCTAATTGTTTAACCATTGATGAAAAATAGTTAGGTTCTACTAAATGATAATCATCCTCATTAAAAAACCAATAATCATAGGTATTTTTAAATTTTTCAAATGCATAATTGAATGAACCATAACTTTCACCTATACCATTATTCCAATCTCTATTTAATATAATTATTTTTCCATCTTTTGTTTTAGTACCATCAATTTCTTTAAGGAATTCTTTACCTCTTTTATGTCCAAAATCATGATTAACTATTATGGTGTCTTTTTCAACTCCACTACTAATTATTGTTTCATACTCTACTAATTCAGTAAGTAATCTTACTGCATCTTCTCCTGTAAGTGAATTCGTATTGGACCCACCATGGTTTCTTCTAGGGCCAAAATATGTTGCAACTACTCTACAATTCATTTTTTGTTGTTTTATAATAACCACCAATTGCAAATTCTACTTTTGTATTGATAGCTCCATGATTACTTGGTTTATATTTAGAATAAGGAATAATTCTAAAATCTGCACTTACTCTAGTTGTATTAGTTAAATTCTGTTTATTACCATGTGTTAAATTAGCTCCATTCCACTGAACACATTCTCCATACTCCACATCCATAGCTTTATAATCGCCTTTATCTTCTTCAGATTCAACCCATATAGTATTAGTACCATATGCTTTTGTAAATGGTAAATAATAATTTAACTCACATACTTCTTCATGCCAATCTTTATCCCTATACCATTTATCTTTATGGTATTCCCCTACTGCTATATTACCAGGAAAATGTAATCTAAAAGTTGGTATTTTTTGGTATACTATTTCTTCATCATATAATGGGCGAATTATATTTAATATAAATTTATCGTATAATTCTAATACTTGTTCTTTACAATTATTATAATATAATTTATGGTATTTAGTACCTTGGTCTTCTTCTCTTTTAAATACATCATACCCTTCAAAATGATCTTCTTCATGTATTTTAGCTAAATTAGAAGTGTCTAAAATATTACTTATAATATCAGCAAAGGGATAATCCTTAGTTGAGTAATTGATTTTTTTCATAGTTTAATTCTTTTTTTAATATATCTAAATTTATAGATTTACTTGTATTAAAAAATTTATTATATGTTTGTGCTTTACTTATAATAAAATTTACATCAACATCCACAAATCTATTAAGTTTTTTAATATTAATGTTTTGTTTAAAAATTCTACATAGTGGGGGAATTAAAAATCCTAGTGCTTTACCATGTGTTATTCCATATTTACCCGTTATAGGATAAGATAAAGCGTGTAGTATAGTAGTAGGAACTTGTTGAATAAATGAACCCGCTTTATGACCTAATTTAATTATATCTATTGGTTTAATTTTAGGAGCAGTTAATTGTTCTAATGTATCTTCTACTTCAGTTTTATCTAGTTTATCAATATCTTTTGACCATAAAACATCTAAACAATGGCTTATAGCATCATATTTAGTATATTGTAGTGTATTTTTAGGTAATGATTCTATAAATTTAGACTTAAATATAACTTCTTTAGGTATATAAGAATTAAAATTTAATTTATTATCTTTATCCCAATATACTGAATGTGATGTAGCTGTTGCCCCTGCTGCTGTTGTTGGATAACAAGTTATAGGATTGCTAGATAATATTTTAGCAGTATCAACTACAGCTCCACCCCCCACAGCAACAACATTATTGTATTTACCTTGTAATTTTAGAATATCTTTAGTAGGAGGATTATTTACTATAAATTTTTTTCCTTCTAAAAAATTCTGGGTTGAAGGTGAGCATACAATTAAAGACATGTTCTAAAATTATTTTTATTTTTAACTGAACTTATTCCTACTCTAGGTAATTTACCATCATTAGATATTTTAAATATTTTATTTACTCCTGGATATTTATTTTCTAAATTAGAACATTTATACGCTCCTACAGATTCATGACACCCATTATCTAAAACATATGTAAATAAGTTTGGTAAATTATAATCTCTTATAGTGTGAGTAATACCTAAATGCATTAGAAGTGCTCCATCACCACTTAAAACTACTACGTCTTTTTTTGTATTTAATGCTATACCTAATCCTATACATGGGGCTATACCCATACTTCCTTGCATGTAAAGTATGTTGGGAAAAGATGGAAATTCATTATATACTGCTCGTGATATGTAACCAGTATTAGTTACATATAAAGCTTTAGTTCCATGGGTTTTAAAAATTTTATGTATTGCTTCTTTTCTACTTAACATTATTTTCTCCTTTAACTATTATATAATTTTGATATCCTATAGTTTGTAAGATTTTTTCATCAGTTTCCCCCATTACTTTATGTTGTTCAAGAGTATGTCTATGACCTATAACTAATAAAGGTTTTATTTCAAAAGGCATACATAAACTTGTTATGGGATTTATAATATTTCCTAATCCTGAGTTTTGTAAATATACACAAGATTTTTTACCTGCTACTTCAGCCCCAAAAGCTATTCCTACAGCTTGTCCCTCATTTGTAGCTATAACATGCTCAAAATCTGATTCTATTATATTATTTTGAAAAACTTTTAAAGCACTATCTGGTACACCTGTAAAAAAATTATAACCTTCGCTTACTAGTTTTTGAAACAAATTATCTATCATTTAGTTCCCGGTATTAAATTTAATATTTCTTTTATACTCATACAGTAATCATCACTTGCTTCCTTACTTTTTTTATTTTTTAAAATCGATTCTGCTGTTTTAACCATAGCAGGATAAGCACTTCTTAATAAGTGATTTGCATATATAATAATATTTGCACCTTTTTCAATTAATATATCTTCTGTTACACTATTGTAAGATGATGGTACAACAACTAATGGGACTTTTTTATCAAATTTTTTATATTCATCACAAAAATCAAATATTTCAGTTGGGTCTTCTTCTTTGCTATGAATCATAACACCATCAACACCTGCATCAATATATGCTTTAGCTCTTTTTAGTGCATCTTCTAATCCAGCTTTTAATATTAAACTTTCAATTCTAGCTATAATCATAAAATCTTCCCCTACTAAAGATGATTTACCTATTTTAATTTTTTTAGAAAATCCTTCAATTGAGTCCTGTGTTTGTTTTACATCAGTACCAAATAAAGAATTCTTTTTAAGTCCCACTTTATCTTCTATAATAATAGCTGATACACCTAATCTTTCTAATGTTTTTACTGTAAATGCAAAATGTTCAGGTTTACCACCTGTATCACCATCTAATATAATAGGTTTAGTAGTTACTTCTAATACATCATTTAACGTACTATATCTATCAATTAATTCAATATCTGGTTTTCCTTTAGCAGTTGAATCAGTCAAACTAGACATCCATATACCATCAAATTCATTATTATTATAAGATACGGTTTCAGCAATAATACCTGTTAACCCATTATGGGCTTCTAAAATTCTAACTATAGATTTATTTTCTATTAGTCTTCTTAGTTTTTTTTGTCTAATTTCAGGTGTAGTACCTATTTCTTTTAATGAATTATGTAATTGGGTTGATGATATACCTTTAGTATAGGGTATTTCTACTAATTCACCACCCCATTTAGATAAAGTATTTATTACTTTTTGTCTTACTTCTTTTTGTACTCCTTGTTTCCAATCATCTCCATGAACTACATAATCTGGTTTATATGCTTTTAAATTTTCAGTATAATCCAAAGTATGTTGAGGGATAACAGTAAATACATGTTTAATATTTGATATGATTTCTTTTCTTTGATCATATGTTAAAGCTGGTAATCTTTTATAACTAGCTATAGCTTTATCTGTAAGGAGACCTACAATTACATTTCCATGTTTACTAGCTTCTTTAAGTATATTCATATGGCCAGGATGTACTAAATCCGCACTCATTCCTACATAAACTTTTTTCATCCTCTTAATTTTTTTCTAATTGGTAATTCACTTTCAGTTACTACTTTTATATCAGAACCTAACATATCACCTACATCAATACATCGTTTTCTTAATTTATCCATTCCTACTACTTCTAAACTTGATTTTTGATCAGTACCCCATAATTCGTGAGATAATGTTATGTGTCTTTCTATAACTTTAGCTCCTAAAGCAACCGCTACTACTGTTGGTTCTAAATCAGGTTCATGTCCTGAATAACCTATAGTGCATTTATACCTTTCTTTATAAAAAGGAATTAAACTTAAATTTAATTCTTTTCGTGGTGTTGGATAACTTGAATTAGTATGCATAACAACAGGTGTATTTCCATACTTGCAAATTAAATTAAATGTATCATCAATTTCCTTTAATGTAGACATTCCTGTAGACATAATTACTTGTTTTCCTGTTTGGGCTGTTTGTTTTACTAATTCATGATTTGTAATTAAAGCCGAAGGGATTTTAATAAAGGGTACATTATACTCTACTAATAATTTTAAACTATCTAAATCCCAAACAGATGCAGTCCAATCTAATGGTTTTTCTTTACTATAACGATCAATTTCATCATACTGAGATTTATTAAATTCAACTCTATATTTATATTCTAAATAAGTCATTTTACCCCAAGGTGTATCACGCATAATATTTTTTTGGTGTTCGGGTACACATACATCTGGATTACGTTTTTGAAATTTAGAACAATCCCAATTACACGCGTTAACGGCATCTATTAATTTTTTACAAATCCCCATATCGCCGTTATGGTTAATGCCTATTTCTCCTATAAAATAAGGTTTAGTTAAGTTATTAAAATCTATCATATTTCTTCTATCCTTTTTGTTTTATCACATATTAATAAATCATAAGCTGGTTTTTCACCCACACTTAATTCATGGTATTGGCAGCCCCATTCATCTAACTGATTAGCTGTTGTTTCTAACCAATTAATACCTGTTACTGAACCTCTAGCTGTCCAATAGGTTATATGATGGCCTTCATCATATAATGTATTAATTTTTTCTATATTAGCCACATTTGGTTTAGCATCAGGATAATTTCTTTCTCCTTCATAAAAGCAAATTGTTTCATCTATATCTACGTAAATTACCATGCTGTCCATCCTCCATCTACTTTAATTTCTGTACCTGTTATATAACTGGATTCTTTTTTTAAAAGAAAATCAAAACAAGAAGTTACTTCATTTATATTCATCATTCTTTTTATGGGAGTATTTTCATTATATTTTTTAACAAAATTTTTATCAAATTCTTCTTGATGAACACCCCCTAGTATTACAGTGTTTATGTTAAAATTAGGATAGTAAGTAGCTAAATATTTAGTCATCATAACTACTGAGCTTTTAGATAAACCATACCCTATGTGTTTAGTAAAATTATTATATATATGGTGTTTAGGAGCAACTTCTCCATACAAGGAAGATACATTTATTATTTTACCATTTTTATTATTTTTAATAAAATTTCTACAAACATCAAACGCACTTATTACATTAACATTTAAATAATCTTTTATTTCATTTAAATCAAAATCTACAGGTTCAATTTTTGTAGTATTTTTAAGAGGTAAAGGATTATAAGCATGTAATACTATTAACCCATATAAATTTTTATTTTTTTTAAAAAAGTTTTTTACAAAATTTTCATCTGTTAAATCATGACCTAATGATATGTCTAAATTTAATATTTCAAATTTATTATGAAAATATTCTTTTAGTTTAGTACCTATAAGACCCTCACTTCCTGTAATTACTATTTTTTTCATTAGAATAAAAAGTTAGATTTACCACCATCAAAATTAATAGTGACCCCTGTTAGATATTTTATATTATGTTGTACTATAGATTTTACTAAATTTCCTATTTCTTCAACTTGTCCCAATCTTCCTAATGGTAATCTTTTTTCTAAAGATTCTATATCTGAAACTAGACCACGTATTCTATCAGTATCAATAGGACCAGGAGCTATATTTATAGTTGTTATATTACGTTTAGCTAATTCTTTACTTAGACATTTAAGAACACTAATAAAAGCGACTCTATATGCATTAGATAGAAGTAACTTTCCATCTGGTTCTTTTACATTATATGAAGAAACTAGGAAAATAAAACCACCATCATTTACTTTTATTTCTTGAATAATTTTTAAAAAACTATAAAATAATTGATTATGATATTTATTACAGTCTTCTTGTGTTATACTTTCAAAAGATTGAGAAAGGGGACCACCTGTATTTAAAACTAATATATCTGTTGTTTTTTCTTTTTTAATAAACTTTTCTACTTGTTGTATGTTAGAAGTATCTAAAGTTTTTGTAGAAGTTCTTGTAACATTTATATTTAAACTCTCTAAAGAATCAGCTATACCTTTACCAATTCCTCTATTTCCTGCTAGTACTAATGCTTTCATTATATTTTTATATTCATTTGTTGTTTATTACCTGAGCCTATTGCTTTACTGAGGTTTTTTAGATTTTTAGTAACATTACATACATCACTTAAAAGTATAGCATGTTTATCATCTGGATATTTAAAAAATGAATTTCTTTTTACATAAAATAATATATCAGAAGGTTGATAGCATAAAGCCATATACAACACATTAAAATTACTACAATGACTTCCATATGATACTTTTATATCAAATTTAGTTTTTAATGTATTAATTGCACTTAGATTACAATCTTCTATATCATATGATAATTGTGTATGATTTAAAACAATGTTATTATTTTTATACTTACTGATAAAATTTTGTATAATATCTTCAGAACATGTTCCTGTAGATACTATTATTTTTTTATTGGTTGATAGTAATTTTTTTACTAATTTATCATTTGTAATATCGTTACGAATTATTTTATAAAAATTTACGTTTAAACTTTCAAAAAAATCAATTTGATTAATATCAGCAATAGCTATTCCTACTTTCTTATTATTATTTTTTATTATTTTTATTAATTCTATATAATCAGAATTAGTTAATTTTAATTCTGGTTTTTTTTCATAATATTCAATTTCACGTATTTGAAATGTAATACTATCTATATATGTATCTAATAACTTATATATATAATCTTTAGCTAATTCTTTACTTCCTAAATGATTTAAACCTATTTCAGCTATTAACATTATTTTTAAAATATTTAAGTGTTTTAGATAGACAATCTGCTTGTTTATCTATTTCAGATTGGTCTTTTTGATTACATGTAAATTGCATAATATTTCTTTGAAGTTTTTCAGCAACAGGTGCTCTACCCCATCCTATTTTGCTATTTTTAAAACACGGTTCATTATACACTAATTGCCACGCTGCATATATTCCATCACCACCAAATTCCATATATTTTTTTCTAAATTCTTGCCATGTTATCCCATATTTTTCTCCATTAAATAAAGCTGCAAATGTATAATACGAATTAGTATATCCTTTAGGGGTTTGTTGTGGAATTAGAATATCAAATTTAGATGATTTTACAGTTTGTAGATATTTTAATCCCATTTTACATCTTAATTCACATAATTGGTCTATCTTTTCTACTTGTGATAATGCTACTGCAGCACATATTTCGGGTAATCTATAATTGTAAGCTAATATATTATGTCTTTTCCAATCAGGATTTTGAAATTTATCTCTTGATATTCTTACTTTTCCACTTGAAGCAGTTATATTTTTAAATCCTACTCCAGCATATTGTCTCATAAATTCTGCTAATATTGGATTATCTGTAGTTACTATCCCCCCATCACCACAAGATAAGTGTTTAGAGTTTTCAAAACTCCAACTCCCAACGTCTCCAGCTGTTCCAGATATTTTGCCTCTATGGTCTGTGGCTAAAAAACATTGTGCACAATCCTCTAAAATATATAACCCATGTTCCTTTGCTATTTTTTCTATTTCTTCCATATTACACATCAAACCATACAAATGTACTACCATTATAGCTTTAGTTTTAGGTGTAATTTTTTTCTTTATATCCTCGGGGTCTATATTAAAAGTATCTTTACATACATCAGCATATACAGGGGTAGCATTAGCGTGTGTTACAGCGTAACCACACATTGCTACTGTTAATGCTGGGATTATAACTTCATCACCTGGACCTACACCAAATGCTTCTAAAGCAGCATGTAAGGTAGATGTACCTGAATTACATCCTATACCATATTTTTGGTTATGTCTAGAAGCAAATGCATTTTCTAATCTTTCAGTAAATGCTCCTGTTTCACTTGCTCCAAATCCATTAGCTAATACTTCAGAAACGTATTTTAATTCTGTGGTTTCAAATCTCCAACCTTTATTTGACATCTTTTAAAATTAACTTTATATTATTATTTTGGTTTTCACTCCAATTTTGTTCTAAATAATAATTTATTTTAGATACTTCTGGGTTATTATCAATATACGAAAGAATATCTTTTAAACCAAATTTTTTTGTATTAAAATATTCTATTATATTTTTAAAAAACTTAAAATCATCTTCATAATCTAAAGTCATTCTAATATCTTTACGTTTATACTCTTTAGGAATATTTTTTAAATTTTCTACATTAAATAATCCTGTATCTGTAAAATACACCCACATCATTTCAGTATCGTCTGTAGCTTTTATTTCGCATGCTTTTTTAAGTGCTTTATATTTTATTCCAAAAGTAAAAGCGCCACATACTACTTCATCTGTTTTTATAAAGTCTGCGTTAGTGTTTTTATATTGGTTTATAGCTAGATCTATAAGTTCTGGCTCACAAAATAAATCATCACCATCAGCTGTTATAAAAAAATCTATATTATATTGTTCGCAGGCTCCTTTCCATCTTTCTAATTTATCTTTTACACTTCCCCTGTAATACTTAATATTATTAGATTTTGCTATATCACATAAAATATTATCTTCAGGTAAGGTAGTTGTACATAGTATTATTAAATCAGATAGTTTTGAATTTTTTACTCTATCTATTAAATGTTCAATAGTTGTTTTATTATTTATTTTTAAAGTAGCTTTATTAGGTAATCTAGTAGAACCTGATCTTACAGTGATTAATATTGCATTCATATTTAAATACTAAAACCATTAAAACCTTCCTGGTACATGTCTTTAAACATACCTTCTAATCCCGTAGATATGGGATTTACAGTGATAATTTCAGTGTTTGGATAATATTTAGGGTACCAGTTTTTTAATTCATTCCACCAATATAATAAATGTTCATCACCTGTATCTACACATGCTGGGTCTGCATAACCACAATCACAACCTACTAAGTATATTTTAGATACTCCCATGTATAATAAAAATTGGGTTACAGGAAATACTACATCATGGCCTAAGGTAGCATATTTTGCTATGTTATGTGAAAAATATCCTAAATTATTTTCATAGGGGATACAATTTAATTCTCTAGATCTTTCTGGTGTTATATTTCCTCTTCCTATTACCCCATGGGATCTTCCATCTTCCCATGAAGAAGTAAATCTTATAAGATTTTTTAGTTCTGGATCAGCACATATTTCATCCATATCTTCAGCTTTATCTCTTCCTACTTTTCTTACAAAATATTCACTACCAAAAAACCAATAGTCTAATTCTTTTATATCTTCTCTACTATGGTAATCATATATAGCATTTACTCCTACTTTAATAAAATTTTCACTTCCCTCAATAGGTGTATATTTTTTAAGAGTGGGACCATGTCCGAATAATATAGCACTTTGGTCTTTATGTATATTTTTATATTCTTCTAAATGACCATTAAATTTAGAATCATATGTTTTATAAGTAGCTTTATAATGCATTATTTTATTTTTTGTATATTACATTTAATTTAAAACCTAAACCATTAGAACATATCTCTTTAGCATTAAAAATATCATGCATTAACGGAGTATTTCCAAATTCAGGATTATCCCAATTACACCAATTAGATATCCAATTTAATTCAGATACATAGGATTCGGAATGTACTAATTTATAACTATCCATTAAAATATTTAAATTATTAACCCCATAATGAACTGAATGGTGGGGACCTATAAAAGTAGGTGAATGTTCGTGCATTATTTTTACCACAAGAGAGTCAATATTATTTATAGCAAAAAAGAATAATCCACCTTTTTTTAGGTATTTAGAAACATTATTAATTACTTCTACAGGGTTGTGAAGATGATCAACATAATCCCAACACGTAATTAAATCAAATTTTTGATCAAATTCTATAGTTTCTAATTTATCATTTTTCATATTTAAACCTCTACTTTCACAAAATTGTCTTAAAGGCTTATGGTATTCGTGTCCAGTAATATTATATCCTTGTTCTTGAGCCCATTCTACAAAAGTACCTGCAGCACTACCAAAATCAAATATGTCTTTTATTTCTATTTCACTATGTTTTAGTATACTATCCATAGATAAAGAAAACTTAATTCTGTCCATTTTACTTAATGTGCCTTCTGTTTTAGTTTTACCATAATTGTTTCCTTCTTCAGCATCTTCTCCACTTGTTTCAGATCCTTCTAAAAACTCTTGTTTAGCTTTACCTGATAAAACTTGTAAAGTAAAAATTGTTCCAGTATCATTACACATCATGTGATCAAACCCATGTTTAGTAAAAAGATATTTAAAGTTTTTAGAACCTCCTATAGGACATCTATCTCTAAGAGAAACAAATTCATCTTTTACCTTTCCTGTAAAAGGATTTATATATTTTACTAAAGATTTATAATTGGTAAGAGAAATATCTTCATAGCCGTCTACTTTAGACCACATTTCTTCACACGTTAGTGTATCTGACATAGAATATTCTGAACTTAATGTTTTTTTAGTTTTCATTATTTTTTATTTTTTCTAATGTATCTACAAACTTTTTAGAAGCCATCCTAGGGTATTTACATAATATTTCAGAGTGTATTTCTCTTTCTTTTTGTAAATAAGTTGGGTCATCAATATATTTTTGTATTGCTTTTTCTAATTCTTCTTGAGTTGTTACACATATAGCAGCATCCATAGCATCATTAGATATATGTTCATATCGTTTATCTTTCCATTTATCACTTTCAAACATAATAGTAGGAATACCTAATACTATAGATTCTAACCCTACTGAAGAATAATCTGATATTACTATAGTTGCTTTTGATAAAGCTTCATCTAACGTATATTCATTATTGTGGAATGCAGGGTGGCCTCTAAATATTACTTCCCCATATTGTTTTAGTTTTTCAATATTAACTTTATCTAAACTTGTTAGATCTTTATTCCATGTAGGGGCATATAATATAACTGTATTTTCTTTTTTACTATCAAATAAATTATCTAATTTAGGCATACCTACTACTTCTATAGGTAAATTATAATGTGAGTGCCATTCAGCCCATGCTTCAGAAAATGTAAAAATATAATCAGAATGATTAGTTATATCTCTTATAAAATCTTCTTCTAAATAAAATTTATTATGTGGGATAAAGGGAAATGCATGGTTAATCCATATACCTAAACCTCCCTGTCTTTTACATGCTTCATCAGGTTGAATAGTAAAATCAGCATCGTGATAATAACTTTCATCTGTTGAAATTATTGACTCATATCTCCGTTTTAGTAGTTCATTATGGATATTTATACAATAATCTTTATGAAAATCATAATGTTTACAATTAAAAATAACTTTCATTTATTCTCCTCTTATTAATTCTTCTATATATTCAGAATTTGCATACTGATTAGACAAGTAAGTAATTTTATCATTACCAAATATTTTACTTGCTTTATAACCGAATAAATTTAATGATATATTCCCCCACTCTTGAGATGCATCCCATACACTATAAGGGTTATCAATTACTTCAAAACCTCCTATTGAACTTAAATCTTCTTGTTTTATACAAATAAAACTTCCTCTTATGGTTTTACATTGTAATGGAGAATTAAATATATGTTTATTTTCATCACGAACTACATCTATCCATTTATTTATTCTACCAAAGGGTTCTGCTAATTCTAATGGATCATTATTATCAGGAGTTATAATTGATTGGGGATCTATAAATATTTCATAGTTCCAACCATTTCCTATAACTTTATATCCTTCGTTTAATTTAGTTATACATTCATTTATAAATGACCAATCTTTAATAATTAAGTCATCATTTAAAAAATACATAATAGTATTAGAATCTGTATCTAGATACTCAAATGATTGTTGAAAACCACCCCATTCTAATCCCCAATTATCAAATAGTTCATAATCAAAATTATCTTTAATTATTTGAGGGGGTTCTTTATGGCAAGCATAAAATACATCTATTACTTCGGGATTACCATTTTTTAATTCTATTAACTCATTTATAAGATCAGGATATTTTTCATAAAACCATCCTAATACTACAAATTTTATTTTTAATGAGGGTAATGGTTTTTTATGAAATATTCCCAAAACTAAAGGAGTATTTTCATCACACACCCAACCATTAGGATAAGTACATACTTCGTTAGAAGTAAAATCTATATATTCTTGTTTTCCCTCATGTTTACTAAAGGTTTTTTCTAACCATGGTTTATTAAAACCAGCTTTATGAATAACCATAGTACTAGGAGGTAACTTATCTATTAAAATTTCATCAGAACCTTCACTTATCCAAAAATAATATATGTCTGCTTTAGGTATATCTTCAATTTGCATGTCTCCTCCTTGACCAGGATATATTTCTATTGATTTTTTAATTACCTCAACATTATCACATTCATTATTGACTTTATCTAGTTTATTAAAATAATCAGAATTATGTTCTATACCATATGCTTTATCAGCATACTTAGCAAATTCTTTTAGTAAATCCCCTTCACCACATCCTATTTCACAAAATGTTTTTCCTTTTAAATAATCCTTTAATAATTTAGGTATTTCTATAGGACTTCTCCATGGTCTTTCCATTACCAGCCTTGTTTAATTGATTCAACAATATATTCTCTTTGTTCTTCTGTAACCCACCACCCAACAGGGATGCAAATCATTTCTTTTACTACTTTATCTAAATTAGGTAGGGCACATCTAAACTCTTGTACACAAGTATGTTTATCGTTTCTTTCATGTACTCTACTTACCATAATTCCTTTTTTCTGCATCATGCGCATAAAATCATCTTGACGTTTTACTTTAATAGTGTAGATCCAATATGCTGAATCATATCCTTCTTTATTTTCTAATAAAGTTACTCCGTTAGCATTTTTTAATTGTTCATTATAATAGTGAGCGTTTGCTTTATGTTTAGATATAACGTTTTCATCTACTTCTTTTAGATTAGCTAGTCCAATTGATGCATTAACATCATTCATATGAAATTTATAACCCCATTCTGGTATATCTGCTTCACATCTAAAATCTTTTCTATTATCATCTCTATCAATGCCATACCATCTTAATATTTTTGCTCTTTTATATTGTTTTTCATGGGGACATATTAATATACCTCCATCAACACTTGTTAAATGCTTAATTGCTTGAAAACTAAAAGTAGCGTAATTACCATATGACCCTACAGGATTTCCTTTATAATTTGAACCAAATGAATGAGCACAATCTTCAATAACAGCTGGTTTAAAACCATATAACTGATTGCATCTTTCTTGGATTTGTTTAATTCTATCTAAATCAATAGGATAACCACCCCAATGTACTACATAAATAATTTTAGTTGTTGGAGATAATTTTCTTTCTAAATCATCAAGATCCATATTTAAGTTATTAGGATCTACATCTACCCATTTGATTTTCATTCTATTCGCTAGTACTGGAAAGTTAGTAGCAGTACAAGTTAAAGATGTACATAATGCTTCATCTCCTTCTTGTATACCAGGCCAATTAGAATCCCAAAATGCTAACCCATCAAAATTCTTTTGATTTTTATCTGGATCTTGTAACATTCTTATAGCTAAATGCTCAGCTGATGTAGCACTATTAGTTGTTACAACATGAGGGTGATGTAACCTTTGTTGTAAAGCTTCTTCAAACTGTTCAACAATGGGTCCTTGACCTATAAATCCACTATTGAGTACTTTGGTTGCTTCTTTTGAAGCATTTTTACTCATATAAACTTTAAATAAGGGTATCATAAAAATTATTTTGTGCTTCTTGTCTTTTAATATCTTTTGGATGGTATAAACACCATTCTTCCTCCATTGGTAATGCCCCTTTTGTAGATATCCCAATTATTTGTTCATGAACTTTATTTTGCCATTTAATTTTAGGCCCGTTCTGTATAATTCGTGTTTGATAATCTGGCCAATTAACCCAACCTTTTTCATTTACATTCCAACGCCATTTATTAATATGTTCTTGTGTTAAACCTTCTACAGTATTAACTCTAGGGACTAAAAACATTTCTGTTGTTGGATTGAGTTTTAAAACTTCTTTTAAGTTTGTAATTAGGGATTTATGGGGTAATTCATCTGCATCAATTTGGAATATCCAATCACCTTCACAAAGTGATTTTAAATAATTTTTCATATTAGCAAAATGACCATCAAAATGGTAAGGATACCACTGAAAGAATGTTGGATTAACTGATTTTGCTCTTAAATAATTTTCTACTGATTGTGAACCATTATTAGTATCAAATAACACTATTACTTCATCTTCTTTATCAATATGTTTTTTTAAAAAATTAAGTAATTTAGTTATTTCAACTAATTCATTACAAACTGGTATAGCATAACTAATCCTCATCTTCAACTATAATAGCTTCTTTGGAAAACATACCTAGTTCTTCTGCAGCATCCATAAACTCTAACTTTTGATAACGTTTCATATTTTTCATATCCATTCTGTTTTTATAAAACGTACCTGGATTCGTTGGGTCTGGATATTTATGTTGATCTTCTTCAGAGATAGGTATTGATTTAACTACCGTCCAGCCCCAGTCTTGATATTCTAAATCTTCTTTTTCTCCTGTTTCAGCATTTACTGTTATTGTACCCCATGTTTGTGGTTCAGGGAAAATCATTCCTTTATTTGGCATTGTAATTGCCGTAGGAAACCAAGCTAATTTTTCTCCACCTCCTGGAGGCACAAGATCTAGTCTTAAATCTTTAATTAAGTCAGCTGTAAGTTCTAAAGTTTGTTTAAGTGCTTCACTATCTAAAGTCATTGTAGTATTTGAGGTATAACCACTAGTCATACAAAGCCATGTTTTTATGGTTCCATTTTCTGTTTGGAATTCTGATTCGTAACATGCGTTACTATCACAAACAGGGCTATCTACTAATTTATCTCCTAATTGTTTCATTATGCTTCTACTTTTTTAAGTTTTGGTAATTTTAATTTTGGTAATTCTGTTTTAGTTTTACCTACCTTTTTAAGTTTTGGTAATTTTAACTGTTGTACTTGTGGTGCTGCTTCTATTTTGGGTAATAATAAAGTTAATTTTTCAGTCATTTTATCAAAACTCCAATTATCTTTTAAATATTGTGTTTGTTTACGGGATTTTTCCCAATATTGTTTGTAGTTTTTAAATACATCTTTCATAGCTCTACTTGCTATATTTGTATCAATATTAAACCATTGTGATTCTTTTAACAAAAATTGATTTGAAGCAGATTCGTGTACATTTTTAAGTTCACCACCAATTAATATATTATAATCTTTATTAATAAAATCAAGATGTCCACTCCAATTAGATACAATTGTTGGTTTACCTGTAATTGCTGCTTCTGCTAATGGTCTACCGTAACCCTCACCTTTTGTAAATGACACAAAGGCTTTTACTTTAGGATCATTATTTAATAGGTTCATTTCTTCATCAGTCATTTCACCATGTAACAGGTAAATATTAGGTAAGTTACCTGAAACCATATCTCTAATTCTATTAATTTGTCTTATTATAACTTCTCTATCTAGTAAGGAATAATTAACTTGATTACATTTTAAAACTAAAGCTGGTTTTTTTCTTCCAGGACCTTTAAAAGTTTCTAAAAACGTTTTAATTAAAGTAGCTGTGTTTTTTCTAGATTCTCCAAAATTACCTGGTAACCAATGTCCCGTATGTAAAAAACAAAAATCTTCTTTTATATCTTTTAATATAGTTGTTTTTGATGAAATAGGTTTTTTATAATATTTGTTTAAATCTAAACCTTCAAATAATACCTCAATTGGTTTTTCTAGTTTTATAACTCCTACTTTTTGGTTTGTATTACTATCCACTTTATCAAATTGTGTATTTAAAGCAACTTGTTTTGAATGTTCAGAGCTAACTAAATTTAAATCCATTCTATTACTACCTTCAATAAACTCACCTGGATATATATTAGTTTCAATACCCGCAGACACACCAATATTAAATTTACCTACTCGTTGAAATTCATTTGGTACAGTAATCTGCATCCAAACATCAGGTTGTTGTTCTAATTTTCCTATAAAACGTTGTCTTAGTGGATCATCTAATGATAAAAAATTCCAGGGACAATCACCCCATTTTTGGGGCATGATTTTAATATCCCATTCTTCTCCTTTTGATTCTATTAATGACTTTACAAAATCTCTTGATCTTGCTCCGTAACCGGAAAATGTGTCAATTGGACACGATACTATACATAATGGTTTCATATTGATTGTATTTCTTTTAAAAATTCTGGTGTTAAACTAATTGGATTTGGATTATAGTTATTTAATTTAGTAGAATCATCTACTTTAGTAACTGTAAATCGAGGTTGGGGTTTCCATTCTTCAAGTAAATTATTAATATTATTAATAAATCCTTGACCCATTTTACTTGCTGTAAATCCTGACTCGTCTGATAATACCCATTCTCTACCAGCTAATCCTCTTCTTTGTCTTTCTTCGGGACCCATTTTATAAACTTTCATTAAAGCAATCGCTGCGTCTTCAATTGACACTTGACTAGCAAAAATATAAGGAGTTAAAGGTGAACCTTTTACTGAACGTGTTTTAGGGAATAAAGGCATTGCCCACTCACCACATTTTTTATATTTACCATCTGCATTTGATGGGTGTTCAGTTGAAAAATTAATCCAATCACCATTTTCATCTTCAAAACGCATTTGGTCTTGCATACCACCTTGTACTGGTGCTATAATCATTCTACCTGCTGTTAAAGATTCAGTTAAACCTAATCCCCAACCTTCATTGTCTGTCATAAACATGTGGGCGTCTGATAGATTATATAGGTAATTTAATTCTTTTTCTTCATATTTATCTTCATCTATTTTTACTTTATGAATTTTAGGATCACATAAACTATCAATTACCGCATTTAAATCAGTTCCATGTTCTTCCACAGCTTTTGTATGCATTATTAATAAACATTTTTTAGCTTTTTCAACTGGAAGCTGATCTAAAAATGTTCTCCATGCTAAAATAATATCTGAAGCATTTTTTCTTCTAATATTTCTAGAATTCCAAAGCACTATAAAGTCATACTTCTTATTTTCTAAAAATTTATCTTTCCAGGCTTCAAAACCAAAATCATTTACAATAGGAAAATACTTTTTTTCATCTATACCATGTGGGACATAATTTACACGTCCTGGTTTTGGATGATCTCTAAGTACATTTTCTACTATATTTTTAGTTTGTTTTGAAATACAAAGTAACATATCATCTGAACGATAAAAATTTCTATTCCACATAGGATAAGGCAAATCATCCCAGATAGTATAAAAAATTAAGGGACATTGTTGTCTGATTTCATTTTCCATTTGATACATCCAAATCCAATAACGTGGATCTGTGAAATGTACTATTGCGTCTGGTTTTTCTTGTGATATAATACCCCTAAGCATATTTTCATCACCATAACCTTTTGTAGCTATAACTTTAACATCTGAATCTGTTAAACCCATCATTTTATTCACATCATTTGATATATCAAACCCTTGGCCCTCTTGAGGGTGATTAACTGCTCCTCCTAAATTAACCCAATTAAAATGATGTGCTGAATTTAATACAATTTCTTTAGCCATATTTCCCACACCTGAATGTGTACGAATATCATCAGAAAGCATTAGGATTTTTTTACGTTGATTCTTTGGAATGTAACCTTCTTTCATATAACCTTTATTTTTTAAATTTATAAACTACCACTAATTGTTAAGTCGGTGTGGTTGTGTAATTTCTTTCGAAATTCTTCGTCTGTTAAGTACAGATGGACTGCTCTATTTGTTAATTTTTGTAAATTAAATTTATGTCTAATTGATGATACTTTAAAATCTTCAAATAAATGATCTACAATTTTTACACTTGTTAACTTTAAATTTTTATTTGCCATAACATTTTATATTGTATATTCACATATACATATATAATTAATCAAAAAACCTATGAAGATCTTTAGGAACTTCTTCACCTCTTCTTCTTGCGTGTTGAGCTGCATCTAATATCCATCCTTTAGTACTTCTAGGTAATTTAATTATTTTTGGGTTTTTTACTTGCTCCCTTAATTCTTTTAACTCATTCATTTCAGGAATTAAAGACTCAGATTCTTTAAATATTGTAGGTTCTTTTTCTTGATAAACCTCATAATCTTTGGGATCTCTTGCAATTCCTTTTATATGTGCGAAAGCCATATTAGCCGCTACAACCATTGCAATAGCTAATGGATCAAAAACAAAAATAATTAATAACATAAACCAATTAACTATATTTTCCATTGGTTGACCTGTTAATGTAGCCATGTATTTAAGTGGGCCTAATTCACGCGCAGATTCGTTGCCTATTTGCGCATCTAACACGCGTATATCCAATACAGCTATTGAATCAGTAACTGCATTTAGGTTGATTTTTGATTCGTTTAACTGCGATTCTAATAATTTACGTTGGCGAGATGATGTTGTGGTTACTAGTTGACCTGATTCTTTATCTACATATTGTATTTGAGTAGGGTTAGCTAAAGCTGTGGTTAATTCTTTAACTGTGATTTTAAGATCGTCTCTTGATTCTATAAATCGAGTTCTTTTTTGATCAATAATAGCTACTTGTCTATCTAAAAATTCCGATTGTGTAGCTGTTTCTTGGTAAGCACCAGATAAATACCCATAAATACCCCCTGATGTAATTACCATTAATATAAAGGTTGCTATTACGAAGTAAGCTCTAAGTAGTTTATTAATTGAATCCCAATATTGGTATAGAAGAGAAGCTACAACTAATTTTGCAGCTTCTAAAGCTCCTGCCATTATAATTACTTGAGTGCTAGCACCTGCAAATAAATGGGCTAATCCAAATACTGAGTAAAAAGCTGCTGATGCAGACACAGATAGCGCTGATAGCGCTATTATGTAAGGGAAAATACGTTCTTTCATGGTTTATTTTGTTATCCCTGCATCACAATGTTCTGTATTTAAGAAAGGGCACCATCTACAGGATTTTTTACTTGCTAGTTTTTCATACGTTTTATCTACATTATACATATGAGATCCGTCAACAAATACGTCTTCTATAAATGCTCTTACGTTTTTTACCATTTTATTTTGTGTTACCTTACCACTTGATGGTTCAAACTTTTGAATTCGCGATTTCATTATTGGGTATGGTGGGTTATCTGGTACCTTACGTTTTACAATAAAATATCTAACATCAATATTTTCTACAGGAACATTATACTGTTCTGCAAAATATTTTTTATAAATTACCATTTGGGATGTTTTGAGTTTATTTTCTTTATCCCATTTACCCCAACCTCTAGTTGATGTTTTAATATCCCAAATTACTACTTTATGGGTTGTTTCATCAAACATTACAAGGTCAAGTTTACCCATTAATTTTACATTTGGATAATCTTCATGTGGTGCAATTAGTATAGGCATTTCAATACCTAATAATTTCCATCCGTGTTTTTGAAAATGTTCTTGTCTGTGGCGTAAGAAAAAATCAATAATATTTAAACCATCGTTTGTAAATTCTATTAATTCTTTTTTAGTAGCAAAATTTTCACCTAACTTATCAGCGTCTGCTTTATATAATTCCATAAAGCGCTTTTGAAAATCAGCTTGTGCATCAAATTCATCTGCTGCTTGTTGGTTTTTATTATACATTAACTCCATATACTCTTGGAGGGTTTCATGCATTGCAGTACCAAATGATAAGTGAATTGATGGTGGTTGCTTCATTTTATCAATATACATTAACTTCCATTTATGTGGGCATTCAGACCATAATGATAATTGTGTATAAGATATATTTTTAGCAATTGCCCAGTTCATTTCTGGAACCCTAGCATTTTGAACATTTTCTATAATATTCATTATTTGAATTTCTTTTGTTGTACAATTTGAGCTATAATCCCATAAACGGATAAGTCTTGGAATGTATCAGTAAGTGGTTCACCTACTGTATCTGGCTCACCCAATACAACTAAGTTTTTCAAACGTTGAACTTTATCATTTAATCTAAACCATAATCCGGTTAACACTAATTTAACATCACCATCTGTTTCTAAATTAGTACCTACATTAACATTACCAGTACCATAATTACGATGTTTTTTACAAAACATAATATATTGTTCCATCATAATTTTTTTATATTCAGCAGTCATATCCGGGTAGTTGGTTTCACACCACTCTACTGCTTTATTATCTTCTTCTGTAAATTCTAAATCAGCCATTTAATTGTTGTTCTTTATTAAAAAAACTAGAATCATTATAATATTCTTTTAGAGTATCTAATCTATCTCTAGCATCTGTTAGTTTTGATAATGCTTTACTTGCTTCCTCTAAAAAGTGTTCTGATGTATGTTCACCAATAGCTGTTGCTTTAGTAAAACACATATCTAATGCTAGTAAAGCTTCATTAATATTTGCTTCACACTCACTTTTTAAAGCCCTATATAGTCTTTCTTGATGTGTCATTTTTATAATTTTTAATAATTAATTTAACTGTTTTTTTATCTAATATTTGTAAATAATCATATGCTTCTCTTATACTAACTTTAAAGTGAGTAGCCAAATATTCTGCTTTTTCTTTATCCTTTTTAGTTTTTTCTCCTTTAATCCATTTATAAAATTTAAACTTAGTTGGTAAAAGTGAATAATATAAATTAAATACTTCTTTTTGTGATAATATTTGATTTAAACCTGTAAAATTTTGAACCATATTAACTATCCCTAGATAATTAGGATTCATACTTAAACCTTTATTTATAATAAAAACGTTAAATGATTTTTTTTCTTCATCATTAAAATCGTCCCAAGTACGTTTTTTAGTATGTAGATTTTTAATGTGATCAAATGGATTCATTATTCTTTAGGTAAAAAACCTTTATTGATATGCCCACATTTTGCACAAGCAAATACTTGAATAGGAATCATAGCTTCTTGTCCTGTGGGAGATAATAAAGCTGATAATTTACGCATTTGATATACTTGTACAAATGTTTCGTTTTTACAGGATTCACAAACTTCAGCTGTTGTTTGGCTGAAATCCACATTTAACCCTGGTTGTTCTCTATTCATCATTATCTCTTCTGTATTTATCTCTTATTCTTGCTTTTTCTTTTGCTTGTCTTTTTTCTACAGAC